GGTTAAGTATCGGAAAGAGAAGGGCTTTCCTTCACCATTCAGGGTGCTCGAGGGCAGAGACATTGCCTTCTACAAACAAGGCAACCCAGAGCCAGGATCGCCTAGGTGGATCATGATTGTGCCGGATGTTCTAGTCGAACGATTCGTGAACGATTACCTAAACAAACGAGACTTTATCGACATGGAGGAAAAATAATGCCGAAGGCAGTGTGGATATACAACGAAGAAACAGATGAGATCTACCAGAAAGTCATCAACATCGGAGATGAAGAAGTGATTGTGCTGAACAGATCGGCACCAGGAGTTGCTAGTGATAAGATCCGGCAGAAGCATCAGTCATCCATCAAGACTGCTGCACTTGCCTTCTGTCAGAAAAACAACATCAACACCAACGCCTTCTTCAGCAAGCGTCGAGGTCAGTGGCTGGCCTTCAAACGCTTTGAGTTCTGGAGTATGATGCACATGGAAGGGTTCTCAAAGTCTCAGATCGCCCGTGTGTTCGACAAGGATCACACATCTGTTGTGCATGGCATCAACAAGTATGCCGAGCTAACAGAGAAGTATGAAGACCCTGAGCAACTCATGAACAAGAAAGGAGAGACCAATGGATTTTGATAGACGTGAACGCCTGATATATCAGCACTTCATCAGTAAGATGAATAGGCTGTACATGCCACCCAACAACATCAAGGGCAACAAAGACTCGATGGCAGAGTACTGCCGAGAGATCCGGCGTGTGATCAATGAACGGATCAGCACCAAGGTGGCTACAGAGGAATACTTTATAGATATAATCAACAAGATCTGGGATCAGTGCATCAAAGAACACACCATGCGTCTCTGGTTCAGCCCAAGCCTCTGCATCAAGGCAACCCAGACTGTCATGCGTGACCAGTATCGGGTCATCCACGGCGACGAGATCATGCAAAAGCAGATGGAGGAGAACCAGAAAGATAGGCCGCGCGGCGACAAGACGGATCCAGCTAGTCAGGGGTGGACGGTAGAAACTTGCGACGCAGCTATCGCTCACACAAAAGAGCAGATAGATGCGGGCGAGTTACCGCGCGGGATTGGAATGATTCTAATTCGCATACCAGAGAAAGCAAAAGAAAGATTGCTCAACCAAACAGCTTGACACCAAACCTAGTTCTGATAAAACCGTAAGTGAAGGAGGCGGCAATATGGACCAGCGAACACGACTAAAATCAATCGGCGGCAGTGACGCACTACGCATCATGAAGGGCGATTGGCACAAACTATGGCTTGAGAAGACAGGCCGAGCAGAGCAAGTAGATCTTTCTGACGTGCTGCAAGTGCAACTCGGCATCTGGACCGAGGAGTTCAACGTGCGCCTGTTCGAGAAAGATAGGCAAGTGGAAGTAACGAGGGATCAGCGATACCACTACAATCGAAACAACATCCCCCTACGAAGCACGCTAGATGGTGTGTTTATTGAACGTGGAGTTCGATACGGATTGGAGTGCAAGCATACCAACGAGTTCAACACACTGAACAAGCAGCTAGAAAACTACATGCCGCAGCTTCAGCTATACATCGAGGTTGCAAACTTGGAGGCAATCTACTTTGCAAACATCTTCGGCAACTCTCGATATGAGTATGTGAAGGTCAGCAAGGATGAGGTCTATCTAGAAAAGATGATGGTGCACATCAAGGAGTTCTGGGACTTGTTCTACTCAGACCAGGCACCACCGCAGAATGTGAGCGAGATAAACATCTCAATCAATCAAACACCTATTGACGATATGATCAGCAGAGACGCATCGTCAGACAACCATTTCGTCAGCATTGCTCACGACTATGCTACGACGAAAGAAGCGGCCCGTGTAAATGCACAAGCAGCAAAAGATCTGAAGGCAATGGTCGCAACCAACGAGCGTGAGGTGTATTGCGACACGCTCAACATCAAGCGAGCAAAAAACGGTTCGCTTCGCATCAACATAAAGGAGTCCTCAAATGGGTGATCCACTAATCAGTGAAGATGCACAACCCCTCACCAAACTTGTAGGCAATGAATACGAGCTTGGCTGGCGGAGCGTGTGGATTCACACACCACAGGAAGCGGTAAGACTTCTGTACAAAAATAGTCGTCTTGAAATCACAGTCGTAAGGAAGGAGAACGATGATGGACACAATGGAGATATGGAACAAAGTATCGAACTCGGATCAGAACTACTTGAAGAAGGTGAGTTTCGGATCTCGGAGCTTCACAAGTATTGATCCAATGTATCAGGTGCGCGAGGCGACTCGTGCATTTGGTCCGGTAGGGCAAGGCTGGGGGTGGATCTCAGACATGCACTACGTCAACGCAGACACAGGTGAGATTGCGTGCGTCGCAAACATCACAGTCTGGCACGGATCCAGAGAGAACAGCTTCGGCCCATTCTCTGGTTGCCGTACATTCTATGCTGCTGGCAAGGGTAAGTTTGCTGAAGAAGCACCCAAGATGGCAGTAACCGATGGGCTAACCAAGGCATTGTCGCACCTTGGTTTCAATGCCGATGTGTTCCTAGGGCAACACGACAACAAGTATGCGGCAAATAACTCAGGCGAAAACGGAGGTTGGTCATGACCCAATATGACAACACTGATCGGGGCGCAGTATTCCCCCCACGCGAAGGCCAGAAGATGATCCTGTCTGGTCGAGCAAACAACAATGGCGAGGAGATGAACCTTGTCGTCACAATGTCCTCCACCAAGGATGGCAAACAGATTATGGATGTTTACCAGAAGGTAGGCACTCTGTTTGTGAATGACAAACGTGGCAAGGATACAGCACCAGACTTTACTGGGCCGTTCAAAGATCGTCGCGTGTCATGCTGGACAAAGAAGAAAGACGACATGAAGTATATGTCTCTTAGCTTTAGCGACAAGCGTGAAAACACACAACAAACAATCGAACGAGCACCGGATCCGCTTGACGACGAGATCCCGTTCGGTTAACAATTAAGTGTCCCTGGTTCTCCATGACAGGGATACCAAAAGAAGGAGGGGGTGCTCCACGGTCTGCTATAACAGAGAGCGCCCCCTTTTCATTTAAGAGAAGATAACAATGACTGAATTAGAAGAATGGCGCAAACGCGCTATCGAGGCGGAGTCCCGTCTCTACAAAATCGCACAGATACCAAACGATTCTATTGGGTGGAAGGAAATGCGCCAGACAGCAGCAATGCAAGCACTCGATGACTTGCATGTACCAGAGAAAATTTTAATTTATGTACGCCACTCTGCCAACCCAGAGATTGCAGCAGAGCTATGCGTGCGTGAAGGAGATGAATACCGTGTTTATGGCTTGAACCAAAACGCACTGATGAATATGATTCGTACAGGCGTGGGCTTGATACAGGAACACATGAACAACGCTGCCGCAGAATAGCGACAGAGGGTAGCTAGAGCCAGTCAAGTAAGCGGCAGCGCCTCCTTCCCACTTGACTGGCCCCTCACTAATCTTTTGATCGCAAGTAGTTCAAGAAGTCAGCACCAGTTTCGACATCAACGAAACACTGGGTGAAGCCTTCAATGTTGCGTGCGTTGGGATCAATAACTTGGAGAATAGCATGACCGAAGTTCTGCTCATCATAGCCCTTCACCAATGCGTAGGTATCGTTTGCTTTATAGCCCTTCGCGCGTGCAAGCCACGAACAGTATCCCTGCTCAACATTCTCAAGCTGCGCTAACGCCCAGTTGTGGCGGTGTCCAGCAATGTAGAGATGAGCATTGTGCTTGAACATTGCCATCTTCTGCTGTGCATGTAGCGGGTTCCATTGACTGTGACCTGGCATGTCGTGAGCCGCATGAATCCGGCACTGCTGACCATTCGGGAAGTTGATGGAAACACGAGCCTCCCAATCACCATGAATGGTGTGGGGTTCGGTCATCCATTTGATAGGATCACCGGAGCCTGACCACATATCGTGATTGCCACCAATCAGAATAAGTGGATTGATATTTTCAATAAACCACTCAACCAATCGCCAAGCTGTAGCGTGAGATGTGTCTTGCTCTGCATACAAGCGAGACAATCTACCGATCCAGTTATTTTGATAGTCACCCAGACCGCATCCGTATATGCCATCGTTTTCCTGTATAATCCTAATGTGATCACGCAGGACAGGCCAGTCACAACCATTGTCGTCTAGGTGTGGGTCGCCCATCCAGAGAAGACCAATCGGTTCATTGGACTTCATACGAATGTTTTGCCAGCGTTTTGCTTCAAGATGTTTACGACGCTTCTCAAAACGATCTGTCAGTTGATCAACTATTGTTTCAATAGCTTCATCTTCATCCGGCAGCACAGCAATGCTGTATGTATCAGTCTCGATCATCTCTTCATCCAAGAAGCCACGCTCGCGCGCAACCTTCAATCGATGCCGCACAGTAGACCGTGGTATCTTCAGAATTTGAGACACCTTGTTTGCTGACTCGTTGCAATCCTTAAATGCAGATACAGTTTCGAGCACGATGTCATCGCTTATACTCTTCCCCATTACTTTCTCCTGTTAGTGGATTTGTCCAGGGCTTATGTTTTCGAGATGCTCCATAATCTCTTCAGCGAGTATCTGAGCGTCGTCTAGCCCCCCTTCGTCAAGCGTTAGCAAGACTGCGGCGTTGCCTTCTGGCGTTTCAATAACGTGCATTGAAAAACCAATGATGCCTTCTTCATCAGAATCAAAATCAATCACTTAGCAAGGCCTTCCGTGTAACGCTTACCATCAAACACTAGGACTTGTTTGCGATTGTGTCCACAGGTTTTATAGCTGCAATGAATCCAACCGCTATCAGGATCGCCCTTCGTGTAGTGCTCAAGTATAAGCTGATCAAACTCAAGGTTGTCCCGCACCCAACAAGCAACATCATAGTTGTCGATCCCCATCACTTCAAAATCAACAGCCTCACCCTTTGCGTGCTGGCTGGTTGTTTTGCTGCCTAGTGCCTTGCACAGAGCTTTTGATCGGTATCCAGATGTGATTACAAATCCGGTGGGGTATTGATCCATCAGGGGGTCTAGGATTGCTTTAGACAAGCCTCTGAGGTTCTCTACATGCTTTGGTGTAGGGGTGTTGTCTATGCCACGACGTGTTGCTGTCTGGCTTTTGGTAAGCTCCCGCAGATCAAACCAGGAGGATAGGCTCTGGTTCTCTACAGGAGTTGTTACTTTTTTCCGCGACCGCCTTTCATAAAATCAGTAGCTTTGAGGCCGAAGCTGGCCGCCACACACATATAAAGGAGGTTCTGGTAGAAGGACGGCAAAGTTTCCAGCACATCAAAGCCAGCTTTGATATGCTCAGTCATGCCTGGAATGAAAACCAAGATAGCAGGAATGGTGAGCACCACAGTTAGGTACTCATCCTTCCAAGATCCCTTGGTGGCATCAGCCATTGTATTTTCCCAATCAACCTCACCTGTTGCAACCTTCTGCATTACAACCGCTTCGGCTTCTGCCTTCATTACTTTGGCTTTTGCCTTAGCTTTGGTTTCTTCTGCCTTGCCTTCAACAAAGCTGCTGGCAAGACCACCAGCAATTTTAAGTAGTCCCAGCATCACTTATCCTTTGATCTCTCGTTTAGTAATCGGTCGATGTGGTGATTCCACAAAGAAAAAAGTTGTTCAATCTTTTTGTCTATCTGGCGCAACCGCTCTTCATGCGTATTGTTCTGCGCCTCAAGTTTGGAAATGTTGCGCGAGACCCACCACGCTCCGACAAAGAACGCTGTGATTACAGGCCACCATTGGAGAAGTGTCTCCCCGAAGTTCATGACTACCTCTTCAGCCAACTCTTCACAGTCTCAGTTTCAAGAATACGGATGATCCACCAAGCCAGGGCAGCAACAGCCGTGGCTTCGGGGATCCACGAAAAGAAAGCGCCGAGGGTGGTAGCCCCCGCAACGCCATCTATTGCTGCTTTGGCTTCTTCGGTCATTAGTCTGCATCCTGAATGGTGAGTGTTCCAGCTTCTACTTGGCGCATGATTTCTGCGTAATCAATGTTCTCTAAGGTAGGAGGGACTGACATTATAGAGCCATCATCTAAAACAACTTTAATTCGTGTTGTTCCACTAGGCGTTGTAACATATTTTGCTGATACAATATTCATTTTACAACTCCGAACTAACTGTTAATTTTGCAGTAGCAAGATTATCGAGTCTAAGTAATGCTGCCTCTCCGTCCGTAAGGTCACTGCCAGAAGTTTTATCTACAATAAGACCAACAACATTTAGATTTTCATCAAATCCTGCATCCAAAGAACAGTCATTTACGTTTGCTCCGCTTGAAAGTATCTGGCCTCCAGAAAGAGTTACCGACTGATTTTCAGCCCTCATTGACACAGGAAGGGTTACATAACCATACGCTTTGGTTGTCGTAGAGACAAAGGCAGCACACAATCCAGACTGATCAGCAGTGTTACCGCTAATTTGATAGTAATACCTCTGGCACAACGCCAACTCTTCACCATAGCTGCGATGCTCAAACTCAGTGGCGGTGCTCCCCACCACGAGTTGAACGCCTGTGATATACCATTCGTTAGCAGCATTTGCTAGCAAATCTAGGTTGT